CCGGGCCCGGATCGACTGCCTCAGCGTCGCGGCGAACGGGCGGGTGCTGATCGTCGACTACAAGACCGCCGTGTCCGCGGAGCCGCGGACGATCGACCGCGTGGTCCAGGACCGCGGTTACCACCAGCAGATGGACTGGTACATGGCCGGGGTGATGGAGCTCGGTCTGGCGAAGGCCGCGCCGGTGCCGCTGCTGATCGTTCAGGAGAAGACACCGCCGTACGTGGTGACGGTGTCGCAGATCTCGCGGTCCTTTTTGGACATGGCGGACGTGAAGAACCGTGCCGCGCTGGAGCTCTACGCGCTGTGCTCCCGCACCGGGCACTGGCCCGGCTACGCCGAAGACGTCGTGATGACGACGCCGCCGCCGTGGGCCGAGCGGCAGTTCCAGGAAGAGCTCGACCTCGGGCGCTACGACATCAAGGGGAAGGCAGCAGCATGACCACCAGCAACGGGCGGGAGATGACCCTCGCCGCCGCGGCCGCCGCGCCGGACCGGCTCGGCCAGGCCACCGCGGTCGAGCAGTCCCGCGCGATCGCCGAGGTGCAGGGCGCGATCGTCGTCGCGCAGCAGTGCCCGCGCGACGTCCAGGGCGCCATCGCGTCGATGCGCGAGTCGGCGCGGCAGCGGGAGTTGGCCAAGCGCGCGTTCTTCAAGTTCCCGCGTGGCGGTTCGAGCGTGCAGGGCGCGTCCGTGTACCTCGCCCGGGAGCTGGCGCGCTGCTGGGGGAACATCCAGTACGGCGTGTCCGAGCTGCGCCGCGACGACGTGCACGGCCAGTCGGAGATGCAGGCGTACGCCTGGGACGTCCAGACGAACTCCCGGGTGGTGACGACGTTCGTCGTGCCGCACATGCGTGATCGGGCCGTCGAGAACGGTGGCCCGCAGAAGCTCACCGACATGCGGGACATCTACGAAAACAACGCCAACGCGGGTGCCCGTCGGGTCCGCGAGTGCATCTTCTCGATCTTGCCGCCGTGGTTCGTCGAGGAGGCCAAGAAGATCTGCATGAAGACGCTGGAGGACGGCGGCGGTGTCCCGCTGGCTCAGCGCGTCGCGAATCTCACGGCGCACTACGCGCAGGACAGCATCACGCTCGACGACTTGGAGAAGAAGGTCGGCCGCCCGAATCCGAAGTGGACGCACGTCGATCTGGCGCAGCTGGAGATCACGCTGACGTCGCTGCGGAACGGTGAGACGACGCGGGAACTCCAGCTCCCGCGNCGGATGACTCGGCGATCAAGACGAAGGACATCGTCGGCGGCGAGCAGGAGAAGGCCGCCGAGCCGAAGCCGACACCCTCGGCCCCGTCCTCCGGACAGGAGCACCCGACCGGGGAATCGGTGTCTCCGCCGCGCGACGGCGACGCTGGGACCGTGCCGCCCGAACAGCCCAACGAGCCGACGAGCCAGGGCGGCTACGAGGTGACCGAGCAGACCGGCGTCACGGTCGAGGAGCTTCCGGGCCCCGGCGCCAAGCCGACGACCCACGAGGACCAGGCGGACGACGACGGCGGCGAGCAGCTGCCGTCCAGCGACGGCCCGAAGCCCAAACGCGACCGGCTGAACGAGTTCGGCGCCCTCCTCAAGGACGGCCACGGCCTCAGCCGCGAGGACGGCCTCGCCGTCGTGTCGATGATGCTGGACCAGCCGATCACCGCGCTGAGCCAGCTGTCGGCCGCCGAGGTCGAGTACCTGTTCCGCCAGGTCGGCAGCCGCTCCAAGGACGAGTTCGCCGGCATGGTCGAGCGGGCGCGCCGGATCGCGGCAGGTGGCTGATGTCTGCGGCGCGGCAGTGGGTGGAAGGCGACCGGCAGCCGCGCAACGACGACGTCCGGCAGGTCCGCGGCGTGAGCGGCGTCGTGTGGTCACGCAGCGAACCCGCCGGGCTGTTCTGGTTCCCCCGCGAAGGCGGCCTCATCGCCTCGTGGGACGAGCTGCTCCGGATCGACGGCCCCGTCACCGCCGACCGGTCCGCGCTGCCGCTGGCGCTGTTCGACCTGCCGGAGGCATCGTGACCAACCGGTGCCAGCGCCCGCAGTGCGGGAAGAAGCTAACGGACCCGAAGAGCCAAGCGCTCGGCTACGGGCGCGTGTGCTACCGCAAGCAGTTCGGGCGTTCCGCTCCCGCGCGGCGCGGGACGCCCGTCGGCCCGATCGCGCTGTTCGACGTGCCCGGCGCACCGGAGAAGCCGCTCGGCCGGGACGCCCGGCGCACCGTCCGGCAAGCGCAGGAGATCCAGCGCGGCTTTCACCCGCTCGGCGTCGCGCTCCGGATCTTCCTGACCTGCACCCCGACGCCCCGCGCGGCGACGACCGCAAGGCGCCCGGCCCGCGGTGCAGCACCTGCAAGCACCGCGTGCTGCCGATCCGAGAGACCGCCGGCACTACCCGAAGTGCAACTTCGGCGGCGACCTCCGCCGCGCCACCGCCGGACCCGGCACCGACTGCCGGAAGTGGTGGCCCGCCTGCCAGGACTACAGCCCGAAAGGAACTCCATGACCGAGAAGTACGAGGTCACCCTCAGCTACGAGCGCGTCCTGACCTTCCAGATCGACGCCGACAGCGCGCACGACGCGTACGAGCGGGCCCGCGAGGGCTTCGAGTACGGCGACCTCCGGCCGGACGACGAAGCGATCAGCGAGCTGCAGCTCGAAGAGATCAAGGCAGGGGCCCGCGAAATCAGGGTCAGCCGTCACCTCAACTACAGCGCGCCGAAGGACTCCAACGGCCTGACGCCGTGGACGTTCGTCGCGCACGGCCGCGGCGGTCGGCTCGGCCAGAACCCCGACCTGAAGGCGCTCCTGCAGGAGCACTTCCCCGCAGCTTGACCCGCTGGCCGTTCGGCCCCTTCCCCGCCGCACGGCCAGCACCCGCGGGGCCCGGAGGCGCGGCCGGGCCCCGCACCCCCTACGACCAAACCGGGAGGTGATCTCCAGTGGCAGACACCAGAACCTGCCGCACGTGCGGTGAAACTAAGCCGCTCCTCGGCGGCTTCTACTGCACCAGGCGTTCCAACGGGCGCCGGTACTGGCGTTACGACTGCAACGAGTGCGACAACCGGAAGCGAAACCGGTCCGTGCTCCAGCCCACCGCGCCCGCCCCGCCGCTGCCAACCCGCGAGCAAATGCGGGCCTGGTACGAGTCCGGCTGCCGGATCGCATGACCACTGCCGAAGCCGACCCAGACACCCCGCGGCCCGTCGGCCGCTACGAGTGGGAGAACGTCATGCGCCGCCTCGCCGATCCGAAGCAGCTCTCCGACGAGCTGCAGCGCGCCGCCCTGCTCCTGGCGACGTACGCCGACCCGGACGGCACCCGCGTGCGGCCCGGCGAGCGCGAGTTCGCCGACGCGCTGCGCAAGAGCCCGGCGACCGCGCAACGCCGCGTGGCGCAGCTGCAGCAGCTCGGCTTCCTTCAGCTCGTCGCCCGCGGCGGCGGCCGCGGACCCGGCCGGCGGGCCTCCGTCTACCGGCTGACGCTCCCCGCCGATCTGCTCGACCGGTTCGACGTGCGGCCGCCGAGCACGACCTCGCGCGGCCCGATGACCCTCGTAACTCCCCTCAACCAGAGCGAGGGCAGTTCCCCGAAGAACTTCCATCACCCAAGCATGAGGGGAGTTCCCGCACCGTCCCCTGTGGACAACTCCGAAACTCCCCTCACCCAAGCTGAGGCCAGTTCCGACGGCGCCGCACAAGAACTCCCCTCAAATAACACCGTCACGAAAAAGAACTCCCCTCAAATCAACCAAGAACTCCCCTCACCCATGGGTGAACCACACCAACCAACTACACCAACCACAAAAGCCACCACCACTACTCCCGACCCAGCGCAACCACAGCACGCGCACGCGACCAGTTCGACCCCGATCGAACTCCGCCCCACCCGCTGCCCCCACGGCCTCCGCAACGCCGAACGCCCCGACGGCACCCCCCGCTGCCCCGCCTGCCGCCGCGGACTCCCCGCCGGAGGTGCCACGTGACCGACTTCGCCACGGCCTTCGGCAAACGCCTCAAGCTCGCCCGCAGCACCGCCGGCCTCACCCAGACCCAGCTCGGCGAACTCATCGGCCTGACCCGCAGCAGCGTCGCCAACCTCGAAGCCGGACGCCAAGCGGCCAGCGCCGAACTCGCCGTCCGAGCCGCCAACGCGGTCGGTGCCGGCGTCCAGTGGCTGCTCACCGGCGACGCCAAGATCGCGCTGCCGCGGGACCCGATCGACCGCCGAGCGCTTCGCGTCATCGCCGCCAGCCTCCGCCACGCCGTGCACGACCTCGACGTCACGCTCGGAGCCGACCCATGACGCGTCGCAAACCGCGGGCCAACCTCCGCGCCGGCCTCTGGCAAGACCTCCCTGGCCGCGGCCCCGTCCCCGCCGAAGACCTCCGCTTCGAAGAGCAGACCAGCCCGCTCACCCGCCCCTGCAAAGGCTGCGGATCCCAACCCGGACAGCGCTGCACCCGAGCCGGACGCGGCGGCCGAGTCGACCTCAAGGGCTACCACGACAGCCGCCTCAACCCCGTCAACCCATCAGCATCTGAAACCCAGGAGAACCCGTGAACCAGCAGAAACACACCGAAGACCTCCACATTGGTCGAGGTTGGCTCAACCGTGCCGCCGAGATGCTCGACTCGTGCGAGGACCACCTGTCCGACGCCGAGTTCGCCCGCGCCGCAGCGACGATCGGGCACGGCTTCGTCGCCCTGGCACACGCCAGCCAGGCGCTGGACGCGATGGCCGCGACGGCTCGTCGGCGTGCGCTGTTCGATGTCGCGGCTGAGCGGGAGGAGCGAGCGGCGGCCGAGGCTCGGCCGCATGACGACGAACTCCACGCGTCCGGCGTCGGCTCGCTCAGCGAGGCCATTGCGCTCGCCCTCGGCGACGCCTACGCCGGAATCGAGTTCGAGGACCCGACCTTCGAGCGCGGCACCGAGGCCGTTATGGAGGTTCTCCGGGAGCGCGACGAGCAGCAGCCGAAGCACGCGCTCGACGAGGACGTGCTCTGGGTCGTCGCCGACTCGGACGGCCCGATCCACGCCGGTACCCAAGCGGCTGCGCAGAAGTGGGCCGACGAGAACCGCGACGACTACGAGGGCCTGACCGTCACCACGATGGAGGTGGACCGTGGCTGACGACGTGGCCGGCGCTGTCCGCCGGACTTCCCGCCCGACGCCATACCCCCGGCCGTCCGGTGATCACCAGACCCCCGAAACGGGCGCCCCAGTCGCGCCGAGCGCGACGAACACGGCCACCCCGGTGTCCCAGGACCCCGGAACCGACACAGGCCAAATGGGGGACGAAATCGCCGAGTGGATCGGCGGCTCCCGCGCGGACGTCGACCAAGTCGTCGCCGAGTACGGCGCCCTCCCCGAGTGCACCGCCTGCGGCGGCTCCGGCAAGGACGACCACGCCACCGCCTTCGAGGCCCCGCTCGCCGTCCACTTCGCCGGGCCACCCGTCGAGATCGCCGGCCGCCGCCGCCAGCTCTGCATGTGGTGCGGCCACGTCCTACGCGACATCGACCTCGCCGAGGGCCCCGTCGCGCCCTGGGTGGACGTGTGGCCCGTCGGCAAGCTCGTCCGCCTGGAGGACGGCGTCGGCAGCGTGCTGGACCAGGAGCCCGGCGCCGAGTTGCCGCCCGGCTGCTGCGCCCTCCCCGACGACGAACCGGGCGAAGAACCGCCGGCGCAAGCCGCTGACCAGCCGGAGGACCTGGGCGAAACCGGGCCCGACGAAGCGCAGGAAACCCGCGCCGCCGCCGACTGGCCGGCCGAACCCGCCGACCAGCGCTGGGACGAGCGTGAGCTCCTGGAGAACGACCCGGGCGACGCCATCGACGGCGGCGCCAGCGACGAGGACGGAGACCGCGGTGCCTGAGCCCGAACTCTGGCCGAACGAGGCCACCTCGAGCGCCGTCGGCCGTGCGCTGACCGACGTCGAGGCGATCGCGCGCAGGGCCGCCGACGAAGGTTTCGGCGAGCTCGTCGACGTCGCGCAGGACACCATCGCCGCGCTCGACGACCTGGCGACGCAGATCGACGCCACGATCGACGCGCAGGACGAGGACGGCGACCGTGGCTGACATCCCGCCCGACTGGATCCCCGAAGACCCCGACGGCCACCGCTGGGTACGCCCCGAGTCACCCGCCTGCCCGAACTGCAAGTGCTGCAGCGACCAGCTGTGCACCACGGCGAAGCAGGACGACTCCATGTGCTTCTTCCTCGTGGGCGGCCGCCCCGGCGTGATGGACGTCAGCGACTGCCCGTGCGCGCCGCTCGTGCCCCCTGGGGTCGACCGTGGCTGACCGCACCCACACCTGCCCCGGCGGCTGCGGCCGCCAGGTTTTCACCGATCAGTTCGCCTGCCGCGCCGACTGGTACCGGCTCCCGCTCGACTACCGCCGCGCCATCACCAGCAACTACCGCGTCCACCCCACGAACCACCTGGCCGCCATGGCCGCCGCGATGGAGTGGTACCGCGCCAACCGGGGGACCACCAGTGCCTGAGCACACCGTGCAGTCCCTTGGCCTGACCCGGATCTGGACCGGCCTTGGCCCCCGTGACTTCGCCTACCGCGGCCACGGCTACTCGGTCGAACCCGGCACCAACCGGTACTGGCGGCTGCGTGCCCTCGGCGGCGAGCAGATCGCCACCGCAAGCACCCGCCGCGAAATCCTCAACCACCTCGGCCGCATCCTCGACGGCGGCGGCCCCACCACCGGGCCGCCCGACGTCACCATCCGCCCCCTCACGAAACCGATCATCACCCTGCACCTCCCCGAGGAGGTACCCCGTGGCTGACGACTGGAAGTCCTATGTGGACCTCGACGGCACGCACGTGATCGTCGCCGCGAACTCACCCAGCACCGCCGGCGAGCTGCTCGAGCAACGCGGTCTGCACCGCGCGCAGATCGTTCAGGCGTGCGGCAGCGAGCCCTACGCGCTCGGCGAGCTGGCCGACTACGTCTGGAGCTCCGGTGAGTTCGCCGTCCGCTACGAGCTGGTGCCGCGGATCCGGTACGCCGTCGGCGTGCTCGACCAGGTCGCGCAGGCCCTCAACGGGGAGGTGCCGGCCGGGATGCTGCGGAAGGTCTCCCGGGTGCTGCAGGGCGTCGACGAGGTGCCCCATGGGTGAGCACCGGATCACGGAAGCCGAGCTGCAGCAGCGCATCGTCCAGGCCGCCGGGCTCTACGGCTGGCGCGTCGCCCACTTCCGCCCCGCCCGCACCGTCCAGGGCTGGCGCACCCCGATGCAGGGCGACGTCGGCGTGCCCGACCTGATCCTCGCCCGCGACGGCCGGGTGCTGCTGGCCGAGCTCAAGTCCGACCGCGGCCGGCCGACTCCGGATCAGGAGCTGTGGCTGGAGGCGCTCGGTGACCACGGGCGGCTGTGGCGGCCGGCCGACTGGATCAAGATCAATAGCGAACTCCTCCGGAGGCACCGATGACCGACGTCCGCCAGCTACTTGACGCCTACGCGGCATCGACCCCCGGCGTGTTCTCGACGTTGCCGCCCATCGTGGCGATGGAGCTGCGCGAGGCCGTCGCACCGAAGGCGTTCGCCGCGCTGCGCGCCGCCCTCGACGAGCACAAGCCGCACCAGTTCTTCTCCGACGAGCCGATGGTCTGCGTCGGCTGCACCTGGGACCCGGACGACACCGAGACGCACGTCGCCTACCCGTGCCGGACTGTCCAGGCCATCACGACCGCGCTGGAGGCGAAGTGAGCACGCCGGAGAAGCCGCGGCCATCGCTCGACGAGACGCTCTCGCTCATCGACGACACCCTCGCCGCGCAGACCGCCCTGCCTCCGCTGCCGCCCGTCGTCGGCGACTACCTGAGCGGGATCCCCCTCGACGTCCGGCCGCTCCCATGCCGGTGCGTCGTCACGCCGGTCGAGCCGGTCGTCCGCGACGGCAACACGTTCACCGTCACCACACCCGGCATCTACGCGTTCGGCGCCGAGCTCGGCCGCGCCGGCCTCAGGTCCGTCGCCGAAGCGAGCGCCGAACTGCTCGGCCGAGAACGCCCGCCAGCCGAACCGCTGGTCGTCGTGCCGCCCATGAAGACCGGCTGGCTCGCTCGCGCCCTCCACCGCCTCTTCACCTGACCACCGATCCGCCTGGAGAACCCCATGCCCGACACCAAACCCCGACGCACCGCCGCCAACCGCGACTTCGAACTGCTCGACGCCGCCCGCCGCGGACAACTCACCTGCACCCGCGACCACGACCTCAACCCCACCTACCGAGGACCGTTCCCCATCACCGAACCCGACCGCGCAGCGATCATGCGGCTCGTCCTGCGGGGCGCTTTGCGGTACGAGCAGGCGGGGTCGCACGGCTTCGGTGTCGGCCGGCTGCTACCCCGGGGCGCCCGGTGACGCCGAAGCGGCGGACGGGCACCGGCCGCGCCGCCGTCGACCACATCGCCGCCGGCCTCACCGACGCGCTCTCCACGCTCTCGAAGGTCACCACCGCGCAGGCCGCGATCGCCGAGGTCGCCCGCGGCGACGTCGCGAAGGCCACTGCGCTGCTCGACCGGCTCGACGACCAGCTGCTCGACGCGATCGCCGACGCCGCGGCCACGCTGCAGCACCTGGCAGCGACCGTCCACTGCGTGTGCGGCGGCCGCCGCTGGGTCAACGACGAGAACTGGTCGCCGGCGTACCCCGAGCTGTGGCGCGGCGAGCGCTCGCCCGGCGACGGCCTCGTGCCATGCGGGAACTGCAACTTCGGCGGCTGGGACGTCGATCCCGTCGAGGTGCAAGAAGGGAAGTCACCATGAACCCGCGACCATGCGTGTTCGACCACCTCCGAGGCGACGAGCAGGCCATCGCCGCCCCCGGTCTGCTGGTCTGCCACCGCTGCAGCAGCCAGATCCGCGCCGCCGTCGACTACCTCGGCCGCATCTACGACGGGCTGCAGGACGTCGACGAACTCACCCCAGGCGGCCACCCGGACGGCGCCGGAAGCAACACCGTGCCAGGCCCGCGCTCACCCGCGGTCGACGCGCTGCTCGTCCACTCGGACCCGCGGTCCTTCGCCGACGTCGGCGACCACCCGGCCGCTCTTGCCACGATTGCCGGCTGGGCCCGGTTCATCCGTGAGGAGCGCGCCCACGACCTCGCGCCGGCCCAGCTGCGCGCCACCGTCCCGGCCGGCCGAATCTCGATGGAGCGAGAGCTGGCCACGATTCGGTTCCACTGGGACTGGCTGATGAGCCTGCCGATCGTGCTGCGCCTCGAAGCCGAAGTGAACGAGCTGATCACCGGCCTGGAACTGGTGCGCCGCCTCAACCCGCCCCCGATCCGGATCGGCAAATGCCCCGTCGTCACCGCGATCGAGCCGCTCCCGGACGGCGGCGAGCTGCCGCTGCTGTGCGGCACGTCGTTGCGTGTCCGCCCCGACGACGTCGAGGTCCGGTGCCGCAGCTGCCACACCGTGTGGCCACGGGCCCGCTGGCACGAGCTCGGCGACCCGTGGGCCGACTACCCCCACCTGTCCGCCGAGCTCGGCGTCACGCTCGGCACGCTGAAGCGATGGGCCTCGACGGACGGCTGGCGCTCGAAACGCTCGGCCACCTCGGGCACCGGCGTCCGGCGGCTGTTCCTGCGCGCGGACGCGCTGGCCTCGTACGAGCGGTACCGCGGCCCGTTGCTCGGCCAGGCAGGATGACCGCCATGGCCGAGGACCCCCGGATCGAGCAGTACGAACGCGAACGCGCGGACGCGATCGAGCTGGCGCACCGTGCGATGCTCACCTCGTACATCGGCGCACCGCCGCCCGGCCTACGCGGCGATGCTGACCGCATGGTGGCCGCGTTGATCAACGCGGGGTGGACACCGCCGTCCGAGCCGGCCACGGAACACGCCGAGCAGTACACAAGCGGCGCCATGCTGGTCCGCAACCCCGCGCCCGAGGTTGAGCGCGTGTATCCGCTGACGCAGTGGATCCAGGACCAGCAGCGGCACGGCGGCCGGATCTTCAAGCGCCGCGTGATCGTCGTCGACGACTGGACCGAGGTCCCGCGGGCGTAGTCTGCGGCCCGCGGATGCGCTCCGCACGAAGGGCCCCGGCGGAGTGCCGGGGCCCTTCGCCAACGACGGACCAGCTCACCCGCCCGAAGCAGCCGCCTGCTCGAACGCGTCGTTGAGCGACATCACCTCGACCTGCGCACCGCTCAGCACGTTGATCACGCCCTGCACCTTCGCGTTCAGCGCGTCCGCTCCGGCCGTCGACCCGAGCGTGCTGCAGGCCGTGTTCACAGCGTCCGTCAGGATGTCGATGGCCTGCGTGACGCCGGCGACCGCCTCACCGACGCGTGCCGTAAGACCGCGGACGGTTTCCGCGTTCTCCTGCGTGGTACCCAAAACGTTCTCCTCTGACTGCCCCGGGGGAATGGCCCGGCGGATGTGCTGACGGCGTGGCTCCGCGCGGATATCACGTCCATTGTGGAGCATCGGCGAACGCCGAAGATGACGCGTGACGGGGAGCCCTCGTCAGCCCGGTCTCGATCCCGGGGACGCCCGCGCCTCCCGGCGCAGAACGTTTCGGCTCAGCGGTTGGATAGCTCGTGGCCGGCGGAGTGCTCGCCGCGGAGCAGCTGGCGCTCGAAGTCGCGGACCGGCTGCGAGTCGATGTCCCGCCGCCAGGCCGCGAGCATCGCGGACAGTAGCTGGTCGACCTCGTCCAGGGCGGTCACCGGTTCGTCCTGGGCGCTCACTGGCGCCGCCCGGTCAGGAACACGGCCAAGGCCAAGGCGCAGGCGGCCGGGACGACCAGGCACCACCAGCCGGTGTCCCAGAGCCACGTCCACGTCGTGGCGATGATGTCGACGATGTGCTGCAGCACCGCGATCACTCGCCCTCGACGGAGACGCCGCGACGGCGCAGCTCGTCGATCACGATCTTGCGGTTCGCCTCGGCCTGCTCCTGCGCGATGCCGCACACCGCGGCGACCTCCAGGAAGTCCGACAGCATGCCCTGCAGGTCTTCGCTGGTCATCGAGCGGGCGACGTTCTCGCGGCGCGCGCGGGTGTGGCGCTCGGCGACGATGTTGGCCAGCTGCTGACGTCGTCCCGCGTCCGTCTCGGCCTGCCCGCCCGGGTACGCCGCCTCGTCGACCGTCGGCGGGTTTTCGAGGCAGCGCACGAGCACGTCGGCCGCGTGGCGCAGCGCGACGTCGGGGAAGGACGTGAGGTACGCGACGGCGCCGGGCCGAGCGGTGAAGCCGTAGGTGGTGCTGGGAAACTCAGGCACGGTGGTGTCCTTTCTGGACGGTGCGGCGTGGGCGAGAGACGAAATATCTTGCGAGAAAACCTCTTGCCGTGGCGGCGAGGTGAGCGCCCTCCCGGGACTCGAACGCCGGGTGTCTGCCTGCAGGGCGGAACGGGTGGCCCCCGGCCGGGGGCCGGGCGGCTAGGCCGCCCGGCGGGCCATCTCGGCGAGGATCAGTTCCCGGTACTCCCGCCATTCCTGCTTGCGCTCTTCGAACCGGGGGCCGTGGAAGAGGGGGTGGTTGCGGCGGATCATCCAGTCGGCGTAGTCCAAGTCTTCCTGGAGGCTTTCGACGGTGCCGGTGGTGAGGGATTCGGCGATCTCTTCGTCTCGCATTTGGTTCCTCCGGGGGTTTCGCTCTCTTGCTGATGTAATAACTATAGCACGGGTGTAGCCACACCAACAATAGGGAACCGAGAAATTCCCCGGAGAAATTCCGGCGAACGCTCAGGCGGCGGCCAGCAGCTGCGCCGCGCCGAGGTTCTGCGAGAGGTGACGCCCCGGCCGAGTGGCCGGGGCGAAGGGCTGTCAGGCGGCGATGCGCTCGGCAGCCTGCTCGATCGTCAGGCGCTCCGTGGAGCGGTCGACGTTGACGAAGCGGGCGGCGGTCTTGAGGTCCCAGCCCACCGCGTACACCTGCACCATGTGGCCGTTGATCACGCGCTGGCTCGTCTGGTAGACGGTGCCCGAGGCGTCGCACTTGCCCGGGGCGGCTTCCGCGCGAACGAACAGGGCTTCGATGTCGGCGGTGTGGGCGGTGGTGGTCATCGGGTCCTCCGTGGTTCTTGGTGTGACTACACCTTACCTAGGTGTGGCTACACCGGTCAAGTACTCCAATCGGGTGTTGCCACACCGTGGTACCGTCACCCCATGCCGAACCAACGCGCCGAGGGACTCGTCATGGTCCGCGTCTGGGCCCCCGAAGACCTCTGGACCAACGCCAAATCCATCGCCACCGCCAGCGGCATCGACGGCAGCAAAGCCGTCCTCGCCTTCCTCCGCTGGTACACCGGCGAACCCGGCGCGCAGCTCCCGGAGCCCGCCACACGCAAGGAGCCCGACCGTGCCTGACCAAGCCACCGCTTACACGCCATGCGGCCTCGACCTCACCGGCCTCCGCGCCGGCCAGCTCGTCAGCTACCAAGGCGTCCTCTACGACGTCGAACGCCTCGAAGTCCGCGAGACGCTCGGCGGCCGCAACCGCGACACCGGCGCCCCGATCATGAACGAGACCAAGGTCGAGCTGCGCCTGCTCCGGGCCCGCTGGACCGACGAACCGTGGATCGAAACACCGACCGACGTCCTCGCGCTGCCGGACTTCAGCGACCGGCGCGTGACGCCGGTGATCAACGGGCAGGCGTACTACCTGCATTCGCTGGACCTGCGCGGCGCCTACATCACCGGCGTCCGCGGCAGCTTCTCCGGCGTGGCTCCCAAGCCGGAGCAGATCGACGTCGAGCTCATCCGGAGCCCGCCGGGTGACCGGAGGCCCGACCGTGCCTGACCCCCCGACCTGCTCGAAGTGCGGCAACGCGCCCGCCGGCTCCGGCGGCATCCTCTGCCCGTCGTGCTTCGCGACCATCGCAGCCAAGCGACTCCCGGAGGCACCGTGACCACCGATCCGACCGTGTGGAAGATCGCCATCCGGGACGACATCCGCGCCCGCATGGTCACCAACCCCGACCCGTACTGGGCCAAGACCGAGTCCGAAAAGGACTGGCTGCTGAGCAACATGATCAAGCGGCCGCGGGAGGACTACGACGTCGTCGAGGTCCTCGGCCCGATCGACCGCGCGATCGACGACGAGCAGGAGCGGTGGGAGCGCGTGCGCGCCGAGCTCCGGAACGGAGGACGGCCGTGACCGCGGACCCGGGGCCGTTCGGAGAACCGCGGCCGTTCGTTGCGGAGCCGTGCGGCTACTGGCGCACCGAAGCCACCATCCGCTACGTGGACGGCCGCGAGGTGGCCTGGACCGAGGTCGTGCTCGGCGACTCGGCCGACGATCCGCGGGCCGAACTCGTCAGCCTCGCCGTGACCTGCGACGACACGGCTTGATCACCCTGCTTGCCGCCTGACCAGCAGCGAACGTATATTTCCGATCGTGGGTGCGGTGTCGAAACCGCCCCGCGGACCCCGCCGAGGCGAGCACCTCGGCCTTACCCCCGGTGAGCCCCTGCTCCCGGGGGTTTCTTCATGCCACCGGGAAGGACGTAACCCGATGACCCTCGACCTCGCCAACGACTGGCGCGACCGCCACCCCGGCACCCAGCACTTCGGCGGCCTCTTCGCCTACGGGCCCGAGCTGACGGCCGGTCTCAGGAAGCTCGTCGAGGCGAAGGACTGCTTCGTCCGCGTCGCCGTGGCCAAGGCCGAGGACACCAAGCGCGCCGCCGAGCTGGCCGAGCACGGCGTCGAGCACCTCGACCTCGGCGGCCAGCCGTGATCTTCCTCGTGCTCACCGCCGTGCCGCTCGTCGCCATCGCGGTCGCTGACCTCCGCCGCGGTGTGCGGCCCTTCACCCGCCTGGGAGGTGGCCGATGATCGAGATCACCGTCAAGCTCCGCTCCAAGGTCGGTCCGGACGGCCGCGGCCAGTTCCAGCCCACCAGCTTCACCGAGTGGATCGGCCGCCGCGTCGAGGTCACCGGCCTCGACCCCGCCCTGCACCACGTGCTCAAGGCCGTCGAGAACACCGAAGACGGCGCCACCAGCACCCTGACCATCGAGAGCCACGCCGAGCAGGGCCCGGACATCACCGCCGACCTCTCCGTCCGCTGGGACACCCCCACCAGCGAGGTCCGCGCGCACGTCGACGGCGAGCACCTCGTCACCGCCCGCCTCGACGCGCCGCTGCAGCCCGGCCAGACTGTCCGCGCCGGCGACCAGCTCTACACCGTCGCCGACGTCTCCCACCCCGCCCGTCAGGACGACGGCACGACGGACGGCCCGGACTACCAGCACGTCGAGCTCACGCCGATCGAGGAGCCGCCGCCGGTGCGGGACCTCGGCGCGTCCGCGTTCGGCGCGCTGCTGGCTGGCGGCTGACGATGCCCAGGAAGCCCGGCCGCCCGGAGAAGCGTCCCTGCGCCGGCCGCAGCACCAGCACCGGCCAGCCGTGCAAGAACTCGGCGATCAGGGGCGGCACGGTCTGCACCGTCCACGGCGGCCGTGCCCCGCAGGTCGCGGCCAAGGCCGCCGTGCGGGCCGAGCTGGAGAACTGGGGACTCGGCGACACCAACGTCGACCCTGGCGAGGTCCTGCTCAAGCTGGTTTCGCAGTCCGCGGCGCGGGCCGAGCGGTACGCGCGGCTCCTCGAGGAGGCGTACGACGCGGCCGAGCGGCTGAAGACCGCGCACGAGGCCGAGCTGCTGCTCGTCGAGGACGAGCCGGACGGTTGGGACGACGAGGAACGGCCGGAACGGGCCGCGACGCAGGCCGCGCGCGCGGACCTGCGCCGGATCTTCTCCGTCGGCGGGGTCGCCGCGCTGGTCGGCCACACCTACGACAGCTCGAAGGACGGCGGGATCTACGCCACCGGTGAGCAGATCCGCGGCCTGGCCGACCTCGAGGCCAAGGAGCGCGACCGGTGCGCGAACTTCGCCGCGAAGGCCGTCGCCGCCGGCCTCGCCACCCGGCAGGTCGAGCTGGCCGAGCGGCAGGGCGCGCTCGTCGCGCAGCTGGTGCTGGCCGTGTTCGACGAGCTGGGCCTCACCGACGAGCAGCGGGAGGCGGCGCCCGATGTCCTCGAACGCCACCTCCGCCTGGTCGCGAGCTGACGTAGCGGCCGGCCTGTCCGCGGTCGAGCAGCTGCGCGCCGCGAACACCGCGCGTCGGCTCGCCCGGGACGGCGGAGAGTGGACGCGGGAGCGGCTCGGTGAGCACCTGTGGTCGATGCAGGTGCAGGCGCTCGACTCCATCCGGGACAACCGGTTCACCGCGGTGCAGGCGTGCCACGGCCCGGGGAAGTCGCGGATGGCCAGCCGGGCGGCGGCGTGGTGGATGGAGACCCACCCGCCCGGCACGGCCCGGGTCGTCACGACCGCGCCGACCGGCGACCAGGTGAAGGCGATCCTCTGGTCGGAGATCAACAACGCGGCGTCGACCGCCGAAGCCCGCGGCGAACCGTTCCGCGGCCGGATCAACGAAACCGAGTGGAAGATCGGCAAGCAGCTGCTCGCCTTCGGCCGCAAGCCGTCCGACTACAACCCGCACGCCTTCCAGGGCATCCACGCCCGCTACGTCCTCGTCATCATCGACGAGGCGTGCGGCGTGGTGAAGCAGTTCTGGACCGCCGCCCGCGCGCTGACCACCGGCGAGCACTGCCGGATCCTCGCGATCGGCAACCCCGACGACCCGAACAGCGAGTTCGCGCGGGTGTGCGCGTCGGACCGCTGGAACGTCATCAAGATCAGCGCGTTCGACACCCCGAACTTCACCGGCGAGTGGGTGCCCGACGAGCTGCGCGAGGTCCTGGTCGGACCGTCCTACGTGGAGGACATGCGCCGCGAGTTCGGCGAGGACTCCCCGATCTACTCCGCGAAGGTGCTCGGAGAGTTCCCGCTCGACTCCGACGACGGCGTCGTCCGCTACAGCTCGCTCAAGGCCTGTTCCGCGCCGGAGCCGATCCCGCGGACCGATGCCGAACTACTGCCCGTCGAGCTCGGCGTCGACCTCGGCGCCGGCGGGGACGAGACGGTGATCCAGGAGCGCCGCGGGATGGTCGTCGGCCGGACGTGGTCGCTGCGGACGACGGACGCGATGGTCGCGGTCGGCCACGTCCTGCGCGCGGTCGAGGAGACCGGGGCCACGTCGGTGAAGCTCGACGTGATCGGGATCGGCTGGGGCGTCCACGGGCGCCTCGTCGAGCTGAAGGGGCAGGGGAAGCTGGACTGCTCGGTGATCGGCGTGAACGTGTCGGAGACCAGTGACCACCCGGAGAAGTACGCGCGGCTGCGCTCCCAGATCTGGTGGGAGGTCGGCCGGCGCCTGACCGAGGACCGCGGGATCGACTTCTCCGGCCTCGACGAGCAGCGCCGCGACAAGCTGTTCGCGCAGCTGGCCGCCCCGAAATACACCCTCGACTCGTCGGGCCGGATCGTCGTCGAACCCAAGCCCGACACGAAGAAGCGGCTCGGCCGCTCGCCGGACCAGGCCGACGCGCTGCTGCTGGCCTTCTACCGACCGCACGGCGGCGCCGGTGACGCACTCGACTGGCTCAAGGCCACCAAGACCGCACAGACAGGGGGACGCTGATGCCCGCACGACGTCCCGGCCGGATCATCCCGCGCACCGTGACGCGCCGCGTCGCCGCGCGGCCGCTCTCCGTCGAGAAGAGCCTCCCGGCCGGCCTGACCGGCAACCTCGCCGGCGGGGTGCGGGACATGGCGGCGCAAGTCGCCGTGGCCACCCAGCAGCAGCTGCAGCACCTCGGCGAGCAGACCCCGATGCCGCGCGACACCTTTCCGTACGCATTCGGGCCCGGAACGCCGCTGTACCCGTCGCCGCTGGACCCGGTGCGCGCCGACACGGGCCGCGCGGAGCCGCGGATCTACGAGTACCCGGTCTCCTGGAACCTCCCCGGCACCAGCACACGGTTGGTGCCATGGCAGGTGCTGCGCCGCGCGTCGAACATCGGCGTGATCCGGGACTGCATCCGGATCCGCAAGAACGAGATCGTCTCGCTCAAGTGGGACATCTCGGTGTCCCAGGACGCCGTCGAGGCCGCGCAGCGCGACGCGCCCGGCAAGTCCCGCGCGGACATCGAGCAGGACCTGCAGGCCCGGCTAGCACCGGAGCGCGCCCGGATCACCGCGTTCTGGAAGAAGCCCGACAAGGGCAACGGCTACGACTTCGGCGCGTGGATGATGCAGGCCCTCGAGGAGCACCTCGTCCTGGACGCGCTGGCGATCTACCCGCGGTACACCCTCGGCGGGGACCTGTACTCGCTGGAGGTGCTCGACGGGTCGACGATCAAGCCGCTGCTCGACAACCGCGGCGGCCGGCCGCTGCCCCCGTACCCGGCGTACCAGCAGATCCTGTACGGCTTCCCGCGCGGGGAGTACACGGCCGACACCGACACCGACGACGACGGCACCCAGCTGACCGGCGGCTACGACGCGGACCAACTGATCTACCTGCGCCGCGAGGTGCGTACCTTCTCGCCGTACGGGCTGTCCGCCGTCGAGCAGTCCCTGACGGACGTCGACCTGTGGATGAAGCGCATGGCGTGGATGCGCGCCGAGTACACCGACGGCGTCATGCCCGCCGGCTGGATGAAGAACGACGGCTCGTCCGGCTGGACCCCGCAGCAGACGCTGGAGTACGAGCGGTTCTTCAACGACATCTACGCCGGCCAGACCGACGAGCGGCAGCGGTTCCGGATGCTGCCGCCGGGTGTCGAGCCGGTCGAGGGCCGCAACGGCGCGGACGAGAAGTACAAGCCCGACTACGACCTGCACCTGCTCAAGCTCGTGGTGGCGCACTTCGACATGTCCATCGCGGAGCTGGGGTTCACCGAGGCGAAGGGCCTCGGCTCCTCCGGCTACCACGAGGGCCAGGAGGCCGCGCAGCAGCGCAAGGGCACCCGCCCGGACCTGGAGTGGATGGCCGGGATCATCTCGGACATCTCTCGGACGCATCTGGCGATGCCGGCCGAGCTGGAGTTCAAGTGGCTCGGCCTGGACCAGGAGGACGAGGCGTCGGCGGACACCCTGAACCGGGCCCGTGTGGACGGTGCGGGGATGACGCTGAACGAGTGGCGGGACGAGCTGGGGCGTCCGCGGTACTCGTTCCCCGAGGCGGACATGCCGATGATCGTCAGCAGCCGCGGCGGGATCGTGTTCCTCGACGGCGCTTCGAAGCTGGAGCCCGCGGGGGTGGTGATCCAGCCGCCGACCAAGGCGCCGGACGCGCCGGGAGAGCCCGGCGACAAGCTGGAAGCGGACGACGAGCAGGACACCGAGGACGGTGAAGAGACCGCCCCGGCGGCGGCCGGCGCGGCGAAGGAAGCCGAGAAGGCCGCCTACCGGCGCTTCACCGCCAAGGGGCCCCGCGCCCGCGAGTTCCAGTGGAAGCACCACACTCCGGCCGAAGTCGCTGCGCTGACGAAGGCAGGTGGTGGCGGCCCAAAAGCCCGAACCGGCCAGACCTGGGCCGGGTGGACGAAGGACGAGGAAACCGCGGCCTACTGGGCAGTACGCCTGTCCCGGGATTTGCGTGGAGCGACTGACACCCAGGCGCTCGCCGACGCCTGGGCCACTGCCCGCGGCCTCGCCAAGTCCACGACGGACGACCGGTCGAACCCGGCGAACATCGCCGACGCCCGGATCTGGCTCTCCACCCAGGGCGTGCCTCCGGCGCTGCGCAACGTCCTGACCGAGGTGCTGCACGGCATCTGGACCGACGGCCACTACGTCGGCGACCGGTCCGCGGTGTGGGTCCTGCGGGACGCCATCGTGTCTACGGCCGAGGCCACCGGAGTGGCGCTGCCGGTCCAGGCGGCCGGGCACGCCGCGGCCGGACTGAAGATCGACTGGGCCGGGTGGACACCGGGCGACACCGACGCCGCACGAGCCCTCCTCGACGGCGGCCTCGACCGGCTGCTCGAGCAGGCCGGGGTGACGATCAACTCGGTGCTGGCCGGCCGTCTCGACGCGCTCGCGGAGATCCTCGCCGACGGCATCACCGGCGGCCTGGCGCCGGACACCATCGCGCGCGGCCTCGACGAGGTCCTGGCGGACTCGAAGTGGGCGTCGCTGGTCGCGGAGACCGAGACGTCGCGGGCGATCAACTTCGCGACGCAGGGCCGGTACCTCAACGCCGGGATCACCGCGAACACGTGGATGACCGCCGCGGACCAGCGGGTGTGCCCCGCGTGCATGGAGAACGAGGACGCCGGGCCGGTGTCGATTGGCCAGTCCTTCCCGAGCGGGGCGTCTGGGCCGCCGGGGCATCCGCGGTGCCGGTGCGCGCTCGCCCCGGACGTGCAATCGATCGCCGACATCGCTTGGCCGACGCTCGCCGACGAGCTGAACCCGACAGGAGCAGCATCATGACCACGACCACCACGGTCTACGCCGAGATCGTCAAGGCCGAGCGGAACGAGGACGGCGACCTCGTGGTCGTCGGCAAGGCCACCGGCCCGGACCTCGACCTCGACCAGCAGATCTGCGACCCGGCGTGGCTGGGCAAGGCCATGCCGACCTGGTTCTCGACCGGGGCGAACATCCGCGAGCAGCACTCGTCGATCGCCGCGGGCGTCGGCACCGAGCTGGAGCAGTCCGGCGACTCGTGGATGGTCACCGCGCTGGTCGTCGACAAGGGCTCGGCCGAGAAGGTGGAGAAGAAGGTCCTGAAGGGCTACTCCATCGGGATCTCGAACCCGCGGGTGGTGAAGGACGCGGCGGCGCCGGGTGGCCGGATCGTCGGCGGCGACATCGTGGAGGTGTCGCTGGTGGACCGGCCGTGCAATCCGACGGCGATGCTCAGCCTGGCGAAGGCGGCGAAGCCGGGCATGACGGTGAAGGCGTCCGCGTTCGACCGCGAGCACGGCCTCGTGAAGACCGAGGAGTTCGTCGAACTCTCCGAGCAGCCGGCCGCCGACGAGCAGGACCGGGCGGCCGAGATTCCCTCAAATGAGGGTCCCGACGAGACTGAGCAGGCGGCAGAGCCGGACACGACCGCGGCCGCCGCGGCCGCCGCCGAGCTGAAGGCCCTGCTCCCGAACCTGACGAAGTCGACGTCCGAAGAGGACATCGCGTCGGCGCAGGACGCCATCGCGATCATCGGCCGGATCATCGTCTCCGAAGCCGAGTCGCTCGCCGCCGGCAACCTTTCCGACGCCTGCGACATCGACGAACTGCTGTGCGCAGTCCGGGCGCTCAAGTGGTTCATGATGATGGAGGCCGAGGAGGATCTCGAGGGCGACGCGATGGTCACCATCGGGCTCGCCGACCTCCCGGACACCACGAAGACCTCCGCGCCCGCGGTCGAGAAGACCGTGGGCGCGGATGACCTCACCGCCCTGGTGAAGGCAGCAGTCACAGAGGCCACACGGGCTTCCGAAGAGCGCATGAAGGCGCTGGAGGCCGAACTGGCGAAGGTGAAGGCACTTCCCGCGCCCGGTGGACCCGTTCTGACGCGCACCGCGCAGGACACCCAGAAAGCCGCGTCCAAGGACGCCGCTCTGGAGAAGGCAGCCCACTACCGACGCATGGCCGACGCGACCACCGACCTGAAGGCCCGGCAGGGCTACCTCGAAATGGCCGCCGCGCTCGACGCGTCCTAGAGCAAAGGAAAATCCCGATGCCGACCGCAGTTCCCTCCCCCACGGAGATGTTCTCCGACGCCACCACGGCGACCGAAGTCGCGACCCGGTTCGAGGACTACAAGGCCACCCTCGCCAAGTCCCACACCGGCGCGGAGCACGACATCTTCGACCCGAGCACGAAGACGATCGTCAAGGGCGCCCGCGCCGCGAACGCCACCGCCGAGCACATCGCGAACATCACCAAGTCCGTCCCCTCCGAGGTGCTCGCCTCGATCCAGGGCGAACTCGACGCCCTCAAGGCCGTCGAGGCCGACCTGGCCAAGGACTGGACGCTCACCAACCCGAACGCCACCGGCCTGGTGCCCTACGACCTGGAGGCGCCGGCGAAGCTGCTCGTGCCGCGGCTCACGCCGCTGCGCAACGTGATCCCGCGGGAGAAGGGGCAGGGCACCGCCAGGCAGTTCAAGCGGATCACCGGCTGGTCGAACTCCGGTGTCGGCGGTGTCGCCGACCAGTCGGCGTTCATGAACAGCGACACGGTGCAGACGTCGTTCGGGTCGCTGGCGCTGCGCCGCGGCGCGAAGATCGCCTACGCCTCGGACAACAAGTCCGTGATCTACAAGGAACAGAGCCTGTCGGACCAGGTGAACTGGTCCGCGCAGTTCGCCGGGCAGGGCTTCCAGGACATCCGCAGCCTGTCCCAGACGGCGCTGCTGTGGGCAACGTTCGGCGCCGAAGAGCGCTCGCTGCTCTACGGCCGTGGCACCGACACCGGCTTCGTCGGCGCCGTCTCCGCCCCCGTCATCAGCTCCTCGACCGCGACGACGGGCGGGACCATCGCGGCCGGCACGTACGCGATCGTGGTCACCGCGAAGACCGGCTTCGGTGAGACCGCGGTGTCGAACAACCCGTCCCAGGTCACCACAGGTGCCACGTCGACGATCACCGTCAACGTCACCACGGAGCCGGCCGGGTCGCTCGGCGTGTACAACCTGTACGTCTCCCAGGCGGGCGGCGCGGTGGGCACGGCGACGTTCCAGACCCAGTTCGTCGGCAACACGATCACCATCACGGCGCCGCCGTCGAACACCGGCGCGGTCAACCCGGGTGCGACGAACACCTCCGCGTCGGCCGCGGCCTACGACGGGTTCCTCACCGTCCAGGCCGACCCGAACCAGACCGGCTACTTCAAGCGCCTCAACGCCGCCCTCTCCACGGTGAACCCGGGCGCCGAGTTCCAGGCCGCGTTCCTGTCGCTCTACCAGAGCGTGAAGGCCGACCCGGACGACGTCCTGTGCGACGCCAGCGTGATGAAGGAGGTCGGCGACCTCCTCAAGACCGCGTCGTCGGCGAACTACCGGCTCAACCTCAACGGCGACGGCCACGGCCACTTCCTCGGCACCAGCATCACCGGCATCGAGAACCAGGTGACCAAGAAGATGGTCAACCTGGACGTGCACCCGTACATGCCGCAGGGCAACGCCCTGATCCGCTCGCGGACGCTCCCGGTCCCGGACTCGGAGGTCAACGCGACCGCCGCGGTCATCGGCCCGCAGGACTACATGGCGGTCGACTGGCCGGTCGTGCAGTTCACGTACGACCAGAGCACGTACATGTACAACGCGCTCGTGCATTACGCCCCGGGCTGGTCCGGGCTGATCAGCAACATCCTCTGACCCTCTCCCCGGAGGGAAACCCCGGGCGGCGGCGCGTTCCCTTAGCGCGCCAACGCGTCGCCGTCTGGGTCCCTTTTGCCGCGCTCCTCGGCGGCAGCGCCTCGTCACCGCTGCCGCCGAGGTCCTCGCGACCGTCCACCTTGGAGCATGATCATGGCGAAAGACCCTGTCGTCCTCGCGTCCCCGCTCACGCACGGCTCCCGCTTCCAGACCGAGACGGTCGCCGGACGGCTGACCGTCGCGACCCTGGGGGACAAGCTCACCGGCGCCGGAGTGGCCGCGGTGATGGCCGTGCTGAACACCTACTACGGGTCGACGCTGACCGCGGCGCAGCTGGCCGCGCTCAAGGGCGTCACCGGCGACAACTACGTCTTCGTCGGCGCGTGCGACGTGATCGCCGCGGTCGCGCCGGGCACCGAGGCGGCGCTCGGCGCGCTGCTGGTGACGGCGATGAAGACCGCGGGCAACACGGTGCCGGGCTGATGGACGGCGTCCGCGTCTGCGCGCCGGACGGCGCCGCCCGCCAAGTCGAGGTCAACGGGCGCCGGTACCACTCCCGTGACGGCGTCTACACCATGCGCCCGGCCGACGCGCGGATGCTGCGCGCCGCCGGCGGTTTCGCCCCGAACCTCGCCGCCGGGACGGTGCGCGGCGGCTACCGCTGCGAGTGCGGGTTCGGGTCCCACTTCAAGACGTGCGGCCGCTGCGGCCGCGAATGCGCGAAGGAGCAGTGACGATGGCCGAGTCGAACCGCGAAGAGGCGCAGGCCCTGTACGAGCAGATGACGGTGGTGGACCTGCAGGCCGAGCTCGGCGAGCGGACGCCGCCGCTGCCGAAGACCGGCACGAAGCCGGAGCTGGTGGCGCGGCTGCTCGACGCCGACTTCCCGCCGGCGACCCCGTCGCCGGACGAGGCCGAGCAGCCCGACGTCGCGCCGGACGCCGACCAGGCACCCGACGTCGAGGATGGCGAGCTGTGCGCCGTCTGCTGGCCCGACGGCTGGCCCAGCTCCGACACGAACAACGCCTCGTGCGAGCACGGCGTCTGGGACCGCTGACCCACCACAGAAGGGAGGTGCGCCGTGCTCACCCAGCCCTACGTCACGCCCGCCAGCTTCAAGGCGTACCCCACCTTCATCCCGCTCACCAACCTCCGCCCCGGCGACGTCGTCGCGGCGGACCAGGACGCGCAGCTGAACAACATGCTGCTCACCGCGTCCCAGTGGGCCGATGACCAGTGCGCGATGGGCACTCCCGGCGGCTCGATCTGCGCGCACGTCCAGGTCGACAATGTCCGGCTCCGGATCTCCCGGGCCGGGCGGATCTCCCACCACGCCGACCACTCCCCGGTCACCGCCCTCACCGGCCTGGCGATCGGGCCCTCGCCGGACTCCCTCACCGCGCTCACCGACCTGTCGAACCTGTGGATCGAGGACGGCGTCCAGATCGTCGGCTACCCCGCCGGCGCCGCGGCCCCGGCGATGAACGCGCTGCAGTTCGGGGCGCCGGTCACCTCCGGGGAGATCTACGCCCGCTGGACCTACGTCGCCGGGTTCGTCGCCACGCTGCTCGCCACCGCGGTGGCGGCCGGGGACGCCTCGTTCACGGTGACCGACCCGACCGGGATCGTCGCCGGCACCGTGCTGCGGGTGTGGGATCCCGGCGTCGAGGAAGCCGTCACCGTCGCACCCTCGTACGTGGCCGGGTCGACGACCGTCCCGATCGTCGGCGTGTTCGCGAAGGCGCACAACCCAACCGCGGCGGCGATCAGCGTCTCGAACCTGCCGACGACGGTGCGGCAGGCGGTCATCTTCTACACGATGGCGCTGCTGATGCGCCCGGACGAGGGCGTCGGCGACAGCTTCCCGGATTCGCGGGTGTCGCCGTCGATCCGCGCGGACGACTCCCGCAAGGACGGCTCGGGCCTGGTGACCGAAGCGATCCGGCTGCTGCAGGACTACAACCGTGTCCGCTAGCAGCGTCCTGAACGGACTGTGCACCTACTTCGGTGGCGCCTACGACGCGGACACCCGCACCTACCGGACTCCGCAGGTGGCCGGGCTCGGCGTGGTCCGCAAAGCGTTCGCGAAGGACGACGTCGGCGCTGACTACTACCTCGGCATGGCGACCGGCACTCCGTCGGGGAGCCAGCTGGTGGTGCAGCTGCCTGGCGGCGCCGAGCGGCGCGTGGCCAGCCCGGCGGTGAAGGGCTGGAAACGGGTCGAGCACCGCGTCGAGCTGCACTGCTTCCTGATCTCCTCCGCGCCGTTCGGGGAGGACGCGCAGGACGACGCCTACGCCCTCCGCGACGCCATGATCGCGAAGATCCACGCCGACCCTGCGTGCGGCAGCGGCGGCTTCGAGAACCTCGGCTTCCAGATCGGCGAGGGCGAGCTCCTCGAATGGGACCTGGCGCAGGCCGAGGCGAAAGCCGGGATCACCAAGGGCTATCTGCTGATCAAGACCATCGCTGTCGAGTACGTCCAGGCATGAAGGAGCGCGCGATGCCCGCGAAGAACACCAGCCCGGAACCGGCCGCCGACGCCCCGCCGCCGGAAGAGACCGCGGCGCCCGTCGAGACGTCCGGCGCCGACTCGGCCCCCGACGCCGAGCCGACGCCGGACCCGCCCGCCGCCCTGGAGCCGGGCCGATACCGGTTCACCGGCCCGTACGCGCAGACCTACATGAGCCCGCCCTCGTTCGTCGCCGAGCCCGGCGAAACCTACGACTGGCCCGCCGGACCGCCGGCTGACGGCCGCTGGATCAAGGAGAACTGACCATGCCCGCTGCCGTCGGCACCTTCGCCTCCGCCAAGCAGTTCGTCGGCATCGCCGTCGAGTCCGCGCCCGGCACGCCGGTCGCGATGACCACCACCATCGCGTGCGACAAGTTCGAGTGGGAAGACAAGCCGGTCTGGCTCGACGACACCGCGTGGACCGGGTCGATGGTCGGGACGCGCGGCAAGCAGGCCGGCGTCATCAAGACCGACTTCACGATGTCCGGGAACGTCTACGGCGACACCATCGGGTTCCTGCTCCGCAACATTTTGGGCGACGTCGCCTACACCGGCGGCACCAACGCCGGGTCGTCGACCACCACGACCGGCGCCCTCGTCGCCGGGACCACCACGGTCGTCCCGGTGACCTCGGCGACCGGCATCGTGCCCGGCACCGTGCTGGCCATCGACACCGCCGCGTCGCTCGAGCTGGTGACGGTGCTGTCGGTCGTGTCCCTGAACGTCACGATCACCGCGCCGGTCGCGAAGGCGCACACCTCCGGCGCGACGGTGCAGCCGGTGACCGCGCCGTTCAACTCGAAGTTCTCCGTCTACAACGGCGGCAACGGCCAGCCCGTCACGCACACCCTCACGCACTTCAGCGGTACGCCTACGGGTACGGGCGCGCGGGTGCTCCCATCGGCGTGCCTATCGGACTTGACGCTGAAGTGGAACGCGGAGACGGCGCTGTTCACCTACGAGGCGAAGGGCAGCAGCTGGCCGTCGCAGATCGCCGGCGCGGCGCCGACGGCGGCGCCGTCGACGGTGCCGCCGATCGCGGCGTGGCGGGTGACCATGGGCGTGGCGGGCCCGGCCTCGGGGGGCACGCTGGTGTCGGTGGCGACGGACGGCGAGATCTCGATCAAGCGGAAGCTCGATCCGATGTACACCGGCCAGAACTCGCAGAATCCGCTGATCATCCAGCGGGGCGAGGTCGATGTGACCGGGAAGGCGAAGTTCATCGCGGTCACCTCGTCGTTCACGACGTCGACGTCGGCGGAGCAGGCGTTCCTCTACATGATCAACAACACGCAGCCGCAAATGCAGCTGGTGCTCGACAACGGCGTCGCCGGGGCCGGGGACATCAAGCACACCATCAACCACCAGTCGTGCGCGATCACCGCCTCGAAACTCGACGGCGGCAAGGACGCGATCATGTGGGACACCGAGTTCCAGGGCATCCCCACCACGACCGACGCCGGTGTGTCGGGCGGCATCTCGCCGATCGCCTACACCCTCGCCAACGCGGTTCCCCCGCAGACCTACTGACCCTGCAACGGTTTTCACCCTTCGATGACGGGATTGGAGTAGTCCACATGGCACAGAAACGGTTGGAACTGCCTTCGGGTGGCTGGGTCGAGCTGAAGGACCCGAACTTCCTGCGCGGCAAGGACCGCGACGCGCTGATCCGGCAGCTCAACGGCGGCAAGAACGGCAAGATCGACGTCAACGACCCGGACGCGACGATGGACGCGGGCCTGCGGGCCGTGAAGATCATGGCCGGGATCATGATCACGGCGTGGTCGCTGCCGTACGAGCCGGACCCGGCGGACGACGGCACCCCGCGGTCCTGGGTGCTGCCGTCGGTGGACTACACCATCATGGACGAACTGCTCGCCTCCGACGTCGTCCTGATCGAAGAGGAACTGAAGGTGGCGCAACGGGTCCTGATGCCGCAGAAGCCGTCGCCCGATCAGCACGCGGACCCGGAGTCCCCTTCTGGGCCCGAGAGCGCGTAAGGGCGCGTCTCTCGGGCGCATGGAACGGCCAGGAGATCCCCGAGCCCGACACCGTCGAGAAACGGCTGTGGGATTCGGCGTTCTCCGATTTCTGGTGGCTGGAACGGTTCGGCCTCGAACCCGACCGCGTCCGCGCGTTGCCGCTCAACACGCGGGACCGGGTCCCGCTCATCGCCGCCGAGGCAGATCGCATCGCCGAAGCCGAGATGAAGAAGAGCAGCCGGTGAAGGGGGTGGCCCGGTGCCCGTCGTGCTGCGCGTCACCGGGCTCGACGAGCTCCGGGCCTCCCTCGTCGCCTCGATCGGCCGCGCCGACGAGCTGACCCGCGTCGCCACGGTGACCGGGCTCGGCCTCATCGAGACGTCGATCAAGGAGCAGCTGCGCAAGAGTAGCCACCAGAAAGGCACCCCCACCCCCGCCGCCCCCGGGCAGCCCCCGTCGCTGATCACAGGGAACCTGATGCGGTCGATGGCGCTGCGGGGCCCGGTCGGCGGTGACGGCCGCTACGCCGGCGCGGTCGGCCCCACCGCCGTGTACAGCCGGATCCAGGAGCTCGGCGGCGTCTGCGGCCGCAACCGGACGGTCCGGCTCCCGACGCGCCCGTACGTCACGCCCGGCGCCGAAGAGGCCATCCCCAAGGTCCACGCCACGTTCATCGCCGCCTGGTCCGGGATCTTCGCGTGAGGGGAGGCCACGGTGGCTGAGTTCATCCCGCCCGTCGTCGTCGAGCTGACGGCCGGCATCGGCGAGTACTCCGCCGAGTTCGCCCGCGCCGGTGAGCAGGCCGCGGCGCTCGGCGCCGAAATGGGCGCTGCTGGGGAACAGATCACGGTCAGCACGACCGAGGCGGCCGCCAGCATCGATCGGCTCGCGGTCGCGACGACCGAAGAGGCCGCGAAGGTCACCGCCTCGAACGAGGAGATCCTCGCGTCGATGCGCGCCCTCGGCGTCCAGGCGGACCGGACCGCGGAGCAGTACTACCTGGCGCAGACCAGGATGGCGGCGTCGACGCAGAAGCTGGCCTACGACATGGAGGTCGCCGAGGCGAAGGCGATCGCGTCGACGGAGGCGCTCGGCGCCACGATGACGAAGGTCGCGGCGGAGACGGACGCCGGGTTCGGCGCGAAGATGGCGGCGGCGCAGAAGCCGCTGATGCTGGTCGGCGCCGCGGCCGCGGTCGTCGGGGTGGCCACGGTCAAGATGGCCGGCGACTTCGAGAGCTCGACGAACCGGCTGGTCACCTCCGCGGGCGAGATCCACTCGAACCTCGAGATGGTCCGCCAGGGCATCCTGTCGATGGCCGGTGAGGTCGGCTACTCCGCCGAGGACCTCTCGAAGGCGATGTACACCATCGAGAGCGGCGGGCGGCACGGCGCGGAGGGCCTGCAGGTGCTGCGGGCCGCGGCCGAGGGAGCGAAGGCCGAGAACGCCGAGCTGAAGACCGTGGCCGACGCGGTGACGTCGGTGCTGGTCGATTACCACCTCCAGGGCGAAGACGCCGCCGCGGTCACCTCGAAGCTCGTGGCCGCCACGTCCGCGGGCAAGACGACGTTCGAGGAGCTGTCCGCGTCGATGGCGTCGGTGCTGCCGGTCGCGTCGGCCGCGCACGTCTCCCTCGACGACATCCTCGGCGATCTCGCCTCGATGACCGTGCACGGCATGAGCGCTCAGCAGTCCGCGCAGAACCTCGCCGATGTGATCCGGCACATGCAGAACCCGACCCAGGTGCAGACGAAAGAGCTTGCCCTGATGGGGATTTCGGCGCAGAACCTCGCTGACGACCTGTCCAGTAAGGGGCTTTCGGGGACGCTGCAGGAGATCTCGAACCGGATCAGGCAGTCGATGGGCCCGGGCGCCTCGAAGGTCATCTTGGACCTGGGGTCGGCGCTGCGGACGCTGCCGAAGGACGTCCAGGCGCTCGGCCAGAAGTTGATCGACGGCTCGATTTCCCAGGCGGCGTACAACAAGCAGGCGAAGGCGATGGACCCGATCGCCGCGCACCAGGCCGCCGCGTTCGCCACCCTCGCGGCCAGCACGCACGTCATCGGCAACGAGCAGATGACCGGCGGTCAGGTGATGCAGTCCTACGGGGCCGCGCTGGCGAAGGCGACCGGCGACGCCACCGGCCTCAACGTGGCGCTCATGCTTACCGGCGAAAATGCCGAGACGACGAACAACGCCGTCCACACGGTGGCCGGCGCGGCCACAGAGGCCGGAAACCACGTCAAGGGCTGGGCCGACATCCAGGGCACGTTCAACCAGAAGGTGTCCGAGGCGAAGGACGGGCTCGGCGCGCTGGCCATCAGCGTCGGGGAGAAGCTGCTCCCGGCGATGTCGTGGCTGGTGGACAAGATCGCGATCGGGGCGAAGTTCCTCGCGGACCACAAGGTCGCGGCTGAGGCCCTCGCGATCGTGATCGGTGGTGCGGTGACGATCGCGTTCGCCGCCGCCGCGGTCGCGGCGTGGAACTTCACCGCAGCGATCCTCGCCGACCCCCTGACCTGGATCGTGATCGCGGTCGTCGCGGCGATCGCGCTGCTGGTGTTCGGGCTTGTGGAGCTGTTCACCCACCTGTCGCAGATCGGCGACTTCTTCGCCACCATCTGGAATGCGGCGTGGAAGTGGACGTCGGACCGGATCACCGACATCGTCGGATTCGTCAAGGGCCTGCCGGGGAAGCTCTGGGATGTCCTCTCCGGACTCGGCGCGAAACTGGGCCAGCTGGCGAAGGACGCGTGGGACTGGTTCACCCGCGGCCTCAAGAACGCCTGGAACGCAACGATTGCGTGGTTCCGCAACCTGCCGCACGAGATCGGCTACGCCATGGGGTTCCTGGCCGGGACCCTGATCAAGCTGGCCATCGACGGCTGGAATGCCTTCACCCGCGGTCTCAAAACCGCCTGGACAGCCACGGTCAAGTTCTTCCACGACCTCCCGGGCAACATCGCCGACTTCTTCGTGGGCATCACGACGTGGCTGGTCAACACCGGCCGCGATCTGCTCATCGGCCTCTGGAACGGGATCAAGAACGGGTGGACGAACATCGTCCAGTTCTTCCACGATCTGCCGCACAACGTGAAGACCTGGCTCAGCGAAGCCGGAAACTGGCTGGTCGACTCCGGCTGGCACTTGCTCGTCGGGCTGTGGAACGGCATCAAGAACGGCTTCAACAACACGATCCAGTTCTTCACCGAGCTCCCCGGGAAGGTGAAGAGCTGGCTGTCCGGCGCAGCGAGCTGGCTCTACAACGCCGGTGCGGACCTGCTTCGCGGGCTGTGGAACGGGATCACGTCGATGATCGGCTGGCTCGGCCGGCAGGTCCAGTCGTGGGCGCACGGCGTCGTCGACGGCATCAAGTCGGCGATGGGCATCGCCTCCCCGTCCACGCTGACGCACGAGGTCGGCGGGTTCCTCGTCGAGGGCCTCGCGAACGGCATCCACGCGAACACCCCGCTCGCGGTGTCCGCGGTGCAGGCGATGACCCGGAAGGTCCTCGACGCGCACCAGACGGCCGGCCTGAGTCTGCCGTTGGCGCTCGAAGGGTCGATGTCCACGTCGGCGATGGGTGTTCGACCGGGCGGTGGCCGTGAAGGGCTGTTCGGGTCGCTGACGTTCGTGATGAACCCGCGTGACGTCGCGAAGCTGCTGCAGCAGGGCGTTCTTCGCTACGACCTGCGGAACTCCTCGAACGGGTTGGTGGTGAGCGCGTGAGCCGGGTCTATCCGCTGATGTCCATCACCGCGGACTTCACGCAGGGGCCGCCGAACATCCCGGGGAACTCCGGGGTGCAGTTGCTGCCCGCGACAGCGGCCGGGAACAACCCGGCCTGTCGCGGATGGTCGACGACCCGCGGCCGGCAGTACGAGCTCGACGTGGTGCAGGCGGGGACGGCGTCGCTGGATGTGGTGGATCCGGCGGAGTGGTTGAACCCGGTGAACACCAGCTCGCCGTGGAACAGCGGGGCGAATTCGTTGTTGCCGTACCGGTGTACGCAGATCGCGGCGTGGTGGAACGGCGCGACGCTCAACACGGCCGGGAATCTGCTGAACGCCACGAACATGATCACCGGGTCGACGGTGAACTACGATCCGTCGTTCGAGTCGGGCGGCCTGGGTGGCTGGTTCGGGATCGCGGGGTCGCCGACGCTGGTGTCGTCGACGGCGCAGCATTTCGACGGCGCGAAGTCGGTGTCGATCACCTACAACGCCGGTGGGGATGTGGCGGCGGTGGCGCTTCCGGCGACGGTGCCGGGACAGGTGTGGACGTTCAGCCTGTACGTGTTCGTCCCGGCCTCGCACACCGTCACGGCGTCGCTGTACAACTTCCCGACCGGGGCGCCGCTGGCGTCGTCGACGTCGTCGACGACCGGGGCGTGGCAGCGGCTGACGCTGACGGGGACGCCGACGACGCGGTACGCGATCGTGCAGCTGTCGGTGGCGTCGGGGACGACGCCGACGACGGTGTTCGTCGACGCGATGCAGCTGGAATTCGCGCCGGCCGCGTCAGCGTTCACGACATCGGGGCCGACGTTCTACGAGGTCTATACCGGCTACATCGAGCGGTACCCGCAGCAGTGGGACTCCCAGGGCTTCCGGGGCTTGCGGCCGCTGGAGGCGGTGGACGCGCTGTCCGTGCTGTCCCGCACGATCATCTCCCAGTCCTACGCCTCCACCGTGCTCGCAGATGGTCCCGGAGTGTTCATTCCCTACAACGATGATGCGTTCCCCACCTCCGTGCAGCTTCCGGCAGGCGGACAACCGCCGATCGCGTACCAGCAGATCGGATCGAACTCCGCCAGCGTGACGTTCGGCGGAGACACATTCCTGGACGGCTCAAGAGCTGTCTCCTTGTCGCAGCAAAATGCCGACCCCGTGACATCCGGCGATTCCACGCAAGTTACGTGGCTGGGAACTCGCCAGGGCGGTTTCGCCATGAACCCGCAAGCGTTCAGCCTTGAATGCTGGATCAAGTGGTCAGCTGGTCAGGTTTATTTCGGGGGCGGCTCCATGCGGGTCGGCGAGTCGACCGTTGGCGAAGTGACCGGCCCTCAGAACTACATCGGCTGGTATACCTTCGCAAATGTACTAGCAATTAGGTACACAGATCCAAACAACGCCGTGCAGTACTATTTCGGTTTTATAGGGCTGACGAGTTCTGGACTACCCTTCTTCGCTGATGGAAAGTGGCATCACCTGACGTTCGTCGCCCTTGGAAGTAACAACGCTCAGTTCTCTCTCGATGGTGTTGTTTCGTCGGTTCACGCCTATGCCTCAACGCCACCGGCGATGTCGCTGAATAACTTCTACATCGATGTTACGACGAACTTCGGTGACCCAATCTCGACCGCTGCTATCGCGAACATGGCTGCGTATCCTTTCGCGCTTTCGTCCGCTCAGCAGACTGCGCATTACAAGCGCGGGATCGGTTACCTCGGCGAGAAGTCCGGCGCGCGTGCCCTCCGACTGCTCACGAAGTACTGGTCAACCAACGTCGTGACGGACACCGGCGTGACGTCGATGGCCACCGACTTCTCCTACAGTGGCCGGTCGATGCTCGATGTGCTGCAGGAGATCGCCGACACCGAGAACGGCCTCGTGTGGACCGACGCCGCCGGGGTCGTGCACCAGGACTCCCGCGAAACCCGCTACACCGCAACAACTTCGTCGACCTCGCAGTTCACCTTCGGGGAGAACAGCGGCGCTGGAGAGCTGCCGTACGAGGAGCTGGAGTACGACTACGACCCCACCTACGTCTACTCCGAAGCCGACCTCACCGCAGGCGGCTCCGGAACCCAGCTCCCCGCGATCGTGAACGCGACCAGCCAAACCGCGTACGGGCAAAGGATCCTCTCGAAGACGCTGCAGATGCAGAACGACTGGGACGTCAACCAAGCCGGACTGTTCTACGTCCAGCGGTACGCGAAACCGGCCGGCGCCGCCGGGACCGGCGTGCCCCCGCGTGTCTCGAAGATGACGCTCAACCCCGCGGCGAACCCGAAGCTGTTCACCGCGGTGCTGTCGATGGACATCGGCACCCGGATCACGGTGAAGCGTCGCACCAGCGCGGTCACGATCTCCGGCGACTACTACGTCGAGGCGATCAACCACGACGCGGCAGGTGACGCGTCGTCGTGGAAAACGGAGCTGGAGCTGTCGCCGGTGTTCGTGTCGCAGCCGTGGATTCTCGGGGACGCCACGAAGGGCGTGCTCGGCTCGACCACCGTGTGTGTCTACTGAGGACGGAGAACGATGGGTATCCCCACACCGACCATTCCGTCCTTCACGGACGGCCAGATCGTCCACGCAACGGATCTCAACGCGTTGGCGTCGAACCTGACGAACCTGTACCTGTACAACAACGCCGGGTTCACGACGCAGAAGCCGTGCGCGATCGTCAAGCAGACATCGGGGCAGTCGATCCCGAATAACGCGGACACCGTCGTGAACTTCCAGTCGGCGGTGATCAACACCGACAACATGTGGACCGCGTCGGTGCCCGGCCAGCTCACCATCCAGCACGCGGGGATCTACCTGCTCAACGGGCAGGTTTTCTACCAGGCCATCGGTTCGCCCACCCTCGCGACGAACATGGGCGGCTACATCTGCGTCAACGGCACCACGTCGTCCACGAACGCCGTCGGTGCGGGCGGCACGAACGCCGGGCAGGGCGCCGCAGGTCCGACGGCGAACATGGCCGCCTTGGTGAACTTGGCTGCCGGGGCAACGGTTTTCCTGGAGGCGACGCAAACCACCGGTGCGAGCCAGACGCTCCGCACCAACTTCGGCGGCAGCTTCCTGGCCGCCATCTTCATCACGCCATCCACATAGGACAGACAGGGGGTGGACGTGGGTGACCTCGCATCGCTGCTTCCCGGCATCGCATCCATCATCACGGCGCTCGGCGGTGTCTACCTCGGACACCGCGCCCTCAAGACCGGGTCACGGCGGGAGCGGCGGGCGGCGGCGCAGCGCGTCATCGACCGCGCGATCGGCGCGGACGACGAAGCCCAGGACGACGACGATCGGCGCGACGCGCGCGCGGAGCTGCTCCGGCAGCTGCGCGAGCTGGAGGACGAGGAGGACTCATGACGGGTGACCCGATCGACCGGACGCTCGTCCAGCCCGCCGCCGAGCAGGCCCGCGACGACCGGTCGCACCGGCTGCTCTACTTCGCCGGAGCCCTGATCGTCCTCGGCGTGCTCGGCCTCGCCGTGTGGTCCTGGGTGTCGATTCACACGCTGCAGGGGCGCATCGACGCGGCGACGGCGTCCGGCCAGCAGCTGTACGACCAGGTGAAGCAGCTCGGCGGCACGCCGATCGTGGCGCCGCCGCAGCAGCCCGGTCCTACAGGCGCGACCGGCCCGGCCGGCCCGCTCGGCCCGATGGGGCCGACGGGCGCCCCCGGTCAGTCGCCACCGTGCCTGGCGACCGAGACGCAGTGCATCGGGCCCGCGGGCCCGACCGGCCCGGCTGGTACCGCGGGCGCGCCCGGCGAGACTGGCCCGGCGGGCCCCACGGGTCCGGC